CGGCACGGGTATTTAATAATCTTTATGCGGAGAGCGACAATGAAGAAGATGATGAAGAGTAAGGGCATGGCCCGTGGCGGCAAAATGAAGAGTAAGGGCATGGCACGTGGCGGCAAAATGAAGTCTAAAGGTATGGCTCGTGGCGGCAGGATGAAGTCTAAAGGTATGGCTAAAGGCGGTGCTTCAAAGGGTATGACCCTTGCAGCAATTCGGTCAGCAGCTAAAATGAAGGGCTATAAGTTGGTAAAGGCATAGTGACATGGCTAAGAAAGCACCACCCAAGCCCAAGAAAAAGTCGAGTAGCCCAAAGCCCAAGAACCCTGCGTTGTACTCCCGCGTCAAGGCTGCAGCAAAAAAGAAATTTGATGTTTACCCTTCGGCGTACGCAAATGCTTGGCTTGTTAGAGAGTACAAGAAACGTGGCGGGACATACTAACTATGGCTAAACCAAAGGGCGGCTTGACAAAGTGGTTCAAAGAAGACTGGCGGGATGTAAAGACCGGCAAGAAGTGTGGCCGTTCTGGTTCTGAAAAAAAGAAGCGTCCTTATCCAGCTTGCAGACCAGCTAAAGTTGCCAGTCGTATCACCAAGAAAGAAGCAGCAAAGAAGACCGGACCTCGCAAGGTTAAATGGTCTGTAACTGCTTCTGGCAGAAAAAGGAAGAAGGCCAGTGGCAAGAAAGCCTGACAACATGCCCGCCCGCAACAAAAAGAACTTTCGTGCCACCAAAAAGGGTGCGGGAATGACGAAGGCTGGGGTGGCTGCGTATCGCAAAAAGAATCCCGGCAGCAAACTAAAGACTGCTGTTACAGGCAAGGTTAAGCCGGGTAGTGCTGCAGCAAAGCGTCGCAAGTCATACTGTGCTAGGTCTGCAGGACAAATGAAAAAGTTTCCCAAAGCGGCCAAAGACCCAAATAGCCGTTTGCGTCAAGCACGAAAGAGATGGAAATGTTAAATTTACTTATTGGACCAATCACACAACTGGCAGGTACATGGCTTGAAGGAACGGTCGAAACAAAGAAAGCAAAAACTCTAGCAAAAGTTGCAACGGCAAAAGCTGAAGCAACAATTATGGAAAAAAAGGCCACTGGTGAGATTGACTGGGACTTAGAAGCAATTAAGGGTGCCCAGAACTCGTGGAAAGATGAATGGTTGGTTATTTTGTTTTCTGTGCCGCTGATACTAGCTTTTATGCCGGGTATGGAAGATGTCGTCTCGCATGGATTTCAACAATTAGAGCAAATGCCTGAATGGTACCAGTACAGCTTGGGCGTTATTGTTGCTGCAAGCTTTGGCGTACGAAGCGCAACAAAATTCTTCGGAAAGAAGTAAGTGTGGCTGACGTAACATTTGAACGCATTTCAAAATGGAAGCTTCTACCTCGCTTTATGATGCTTATTATGACCTTGATGAGTTGGCGTTGTGCAGAGTGGTTTATGAACTTGGACAGCCCCACTGCAGCACAATCCGCATTTGTAAGCGTTGTGATGGGAGCCATGACAGGTGCGTTTGGTATTTGGATGGGTGGAGAAAACAGAGGCGAAAGCAAGAAAGAACACAATGAAGTATAACACCTCACATTTTTTAGACAAACTGATTGCACACGAAGGCATGGTCCTCACTGTCTATCAGGACACGCTGGGTATCGACACGATTGGTATCGGACGCAATCTCAAGGATCGTGGTATCAGCAAAGAAGAACTGGACCACATGGACATCCCATCGATGGCTGTCGTATACGAGCATGGTATCACAGAAGCTGATGCCCGCTACCTCGCAATGAACGACATGAAAATTGTTGAGGACGAACTGTGTCGCGTACATGAGTGTGTGAACGACCTTGACTCCGTTCGACAATTAATACTGATGGACATGGCTTTCAACATGGGCGTCCCCCGCCTCTGTAAATTCAAGCGCATGTGGAATGCGATACACGAAAAGAAGTTCGACACCGCTGGGCGGGAAATGCTCGATTCGCGTTGGGCCAAGCAAGTCGGTTCGCGGGCTACGAAGCTTTCGGACGCGATGGTAAAAGGAGAGTTTTAATGTCTGAAAAACCAGTAAAAGGAAGAAAGGCTGCAACCAGCGCAGAAAAAGGATTTTCTGTTTACGATGCAGTAAATGACCCTAAAGTCGTGGTGGAAACTCCCGGGGGATCAGCGGGTACTAGAGAAATGAAAATAGACCTGTTTAAACAGATGGGCCTAATAAAAACTGTGTAAATAATGCTGCACGTTTTTCTCCTATTTGTTTTCGTGGGCGTAGGAGATGACAAAAAGTTGGTCAGCAACGACATGTACTTTGCAGACCTTAACGACTGCGTATGGTACGCTCAAGTCCTACATAAACAGGGAGAGAAGATAACCTCCTACTGCTTACCTAGACTAATTGACAAAGACACAAAGGTATATTGATGGACCCAATCAGTGCAATGGCAACAGCATCGGCTGCTTTCGGTGCAATTAAAAAAGGTTTTGCAGTAGGCCGTGACATTGAACAGATGGCGGGTGACTTGTCGCGGTGGATGGGTGCCATGTCTGATTTGGAACAGGCAGAAAAAGAAGCTAAGAATCCGCCTATATTTAAGAAATTGTTTGCTGGGCAATCGGTAGAACAAGAAGCCATAGCTGCATTTGCTAACAAAACTAAGGTAGAACAGCAACGATACGAATTACAGCAGTGGATTAGCATGACACTGGGTAGGTCTAAATGGGATGAACTTGTTCGCACAGAAGGCCAGATACGTAAGCAGCGTAAAGAAACACTGTACAAACAACGTGAACGTAGGCAGAAGTTTGTAGAGATTATAGCGTGGACGTTGTTAGTTGCTGCAGGAGCAGCGGCGTTGTATGCCTTCGTAGTATTTATGAAGGGTCACGTAGCTAAAGCAGCAGACCCAGAGTATGTATCTTGCAGACTTAAAGGGTGCGAGAAGATAAACAAACAACAAGTGTGTATCTACCACGGCGCAAACAATACTGTAGACCAAGTATGGATAGATTTAGGACAGTATGTGCCAAATGAAATACAGTGCAAGTACGACCCTAAACAAGAAAAACCTGCAAGTGTTCAAGAGACTTTTAATCAGATTAGAAAGTCTCAGAAATAAAACTTGCCAAACACGCAATATGTGTGTATAATACTTGACAAGGAGAGTCGTATGAAACAACTGGCTTTTGACGCATTGCGTTACAAATACGAGGCGCAAAAAAAAGATGCAATATTTATATACAAAAATTACACGACAAATCCTGTTGCTGTGGGTGAGCATCCGAATCTTTTGGAAGAAATGGATAAAGCAGTCCAGATGTGGGAAAGTGCTAACAGCAAGTTGGATGCGCTTGATGTCTTGGATAGCGAAAGTTAACGGATACTAGATAATGGCAAGCACGTATCTTACTCTAGTCAACAACGTACTTCGGGACTTTAACGAAGTTGAACTAACCAGTTCCAACTTTGGTGCGTCTCGCGGGGTGCAGACTGTAGTAAAAGATTACATAAATCGTTCGATTACTGATATTATCAACTCTGAACTAAATTGGCCGTTTACTCGTGCTGCTGGTTCCGTTGACGTGATTGCAGGTAAGTCCTTGTACAGCCATGCGAGTATAGCGTCAAATGTCAAGTATGTTGATTACGACACAATGTTTCTTCGTCCAAAGAATTATATTGCCAACGGAGATTTTGAGATTGCAGGGGCTGCAAGCATTACCAATTGGACTGCTGTATCCGGTACTCCTGTGGCTAGTTCTAAGTTTGGTAACACTTTGTTGCTTACTAATGCAGAAGCATCCCAAGAAGTAACCGACCTTATTGTGGGCCGGTCTTATATTGTAGTTACGCAAACCAGTGGTGCTACACTCACTCTTGAGATAGGAACAAGTTCAGGTGGATCACAAACTAAATCTGCTACGCTTACTATTGCCATTGGCAACGAGGTGGCTCTTACCGAAACTACGTTTACTGCTACGGCTACGACGCACTATGTAAGTTTTACAGAGGCAGCGGGCAATGCAGCGTTTGTTAAGTTGGTAGAACTTAGTGAAGATGTCCTGCCTATTCCTCTCAAGTACCTTTCCTACGAAGAATACAACGATGCGTTTCGTGAGCGTGATACTCGTCCGGACACAGACAGGTTTGCTGACCCAGAATACGTATACACCACCTACAATAATGAAATCGGTCTAACTCCCATTCCAGACACAAGCAATCGAACCTTAGAGTTTGATTACTACGTCGATAACACTGATCTATCTGCGGCAACTGATACATCAATTATTCCTGCGCGATTTGAACCAGTGATAAATGCACGGGCAAAATACTACACCCATATATTTCGCTCTGACGTGCAGTCTGCACAATTTTCCTTAAAAGAATACGAAGACGGAATTAAACGTATGCGTATCGAATTACTCAATCGCAAGAATTACATGAGGGCTGTCTAATTGGCTGACTTGTCCCAAGCACAACCTGTAGCGTTCAATTGTGAGGGCGGTCTCGTAAAGAACCGTTCTACATTTATGATGCAGCCGGGAGAAGCCCTAGAGTTAGAGAACTTCGAGCCGGATGTAGAAGGCGGCTACAAACGTATTCAAGGCTTTGCCAAGTACGTTAGTGGTGTTGTCCCACAAACCAGCAGTTCGTCAGAGCCTATCTTGATGGTTGCATCGTTTGCAGACAAGGTTGTTGCTGCACGTGGAACAAGTATTTTTCAAGCAACTCCGGGCGGGTCTAGCTGGACAAGTATAGACAGCGGACGCACAAATGCAAAGAAGTACACCTTCGAGCGATTTAATTTTGACGGCAACGAGAAGCTAATTGTAGTTGACCAAACCAATGCCCCCACAGTATTTAACAGTTCATTTTCTGCAACAGACGTAAGTGAAAGCAGTGTAGCGGGTTCTAGGTTTGTAGCGGCCTTCAAGAACCACATGTTCTACGCGGGCAAGTCGTCCAGCCCGCGGGAAGTGGTGTTCAGTGAACCCTTCGATGAAGACGCATTTGCCTCAGGACAGGGTGCGGGTAGCATCAAAGTAGATGACAACATTACTGGCCTCAAGGTTTTCCGTGACAATCTGTTTATCTTTTGCGAGAACAGAATATTTAAACTAGGCGGCAGCAGTCTCAGTGATTTTGCCGTTGTCCCCGTCACTCGTAACATCGGGTGCTTGAATGGCTTTACGATTCAGGAATTTGCTGGCGACCTTATTTTTCTTGGTCCTGACGGCTTGCGTACAGTCGCAGGTACAGCAAGGATTGGTGACGTGGAGTTGGGTACTATAAGTGCAAACGTACAGTCCCTGTTTAATGAAAACATTGCAGACTCTGCCAGCTTTGAGAGTCTGGTTATACCTGACAAAACACAGTACCGTATATTCTTTTCTAAGGCAAACACTGCAGAAACAATTACGAAGGGTGTTATCTGCGTGATGAAGGGCCAAAAGTTTGAGTTTGCAGAACTTAGGGGAATTAAACCTGCTTGTACTGACACTTTTGTAGATGATGGAAATGTAATTGTTTTGCACGGTGCAGACCAGACAGGGTACGTATACCGCCAAGAGTCAGGCAATGATTTCGACGGTGTTGCTGTCTTGGGAAAATATCGCGGGCCTGATTTGACTTTTGGTGACGCCGGTATTCGTAAGCACATGCAGCGTGTCATCGTAAACTATAAGCCTGACTCTGTTATAGATGCAGATATGTTTTTGCGATACGACTATGAATCCCCAGACGCACCTCGTCCTGCTGCTTACCCTTTAGATTCAGAAGATGTGGTGGCTATTTACGGTACATCTGCATACGGCACTCCTACATATGGGGCTGCATCAACACCACTATTTAGACAATCTGTAGAAGGTTCAGGATTTGCTGTAGCCTTGCGAGTAAACGACGGGGGTACTACCGCCCCGTATTCCCTCAAAGGGTTTCAAGTAGAATTTCAAACAGGAGCAAGACGTTAGATGGGTGCTACTTATACAAGACAATCATCCTATACTGACGGCGATACCATCACCGCTGCCCACACCAACGATGAGTTTAATCAGCTACTAGCTGCTTTCGCCGCCAGCACAGGACACACACACGACGGAACTGCCGCAGAAGGCGGGCCAATTACCAAGCTGCTTGGCAACACTCTTACGTTTGGTGCAGGTACAGCGGGTACGGACATTACCATTACCTTCGATGGTGAAACCAGTGACGGTGTACTCAAGTGGATGGAAGACGAAGACTACTTTGAGTTTTCTGATGACATCCTTGTTGCCAGCACAGAGA